CCCCACCGGAGGTGAAGGAAGTCAGCCCCGTGCCGCCGTTCGTCGTTGCAAGCGTGCCCGTAACGCCCGTCGAGAGAGGCAAGCCCGTGGCGTTGGTCAGCGTGACCGAGGTGGGAGTGCCAAGGATTGGGGTCACCAGCGTGGGGGAGGTGGCGAAGACCGCAGAGCCTGTCCCTGTCTCGTCTGTCAAAGCACCAGCCAGATTGGCAGAGCTAAATGAACCCAAAGAGGTAGCATTGCCTACACTTGTGACTGCGCCAGTCAGGTTTGCATTGGTTGTTACGTTACCCGCAGTCAAACCTGCCGCAGTGCCGGTGATGTTTGTGCCGACCAGAGCAGATGGCGTACCCAGCGCAGGGGTCACCAGCGTGGGGGAGGTGGACATCACCACATTGCCCGTGCCCGTGATGGCGTTGGACACCAAGTTCTTTGAGGCGTCAGTAAACACCGCTTGCGAGGCAGACAACGCGGATAGGGTGGTTGTGCCCGACCACGTGTGATTACCGCTGTGCGTGGGGTTGCCCGACCAAGTAAGCGTGGGGGCGGAAACTGTCAGCGTCGAGCCCGACTCACTCACCAGACCAGACACCGTCATGGCGCTGCCAGCTGCGTTGACAAGCACGTACTTGCCCCCGTTCCCGCTCAACGTCGGCAGCAGGTCAAACCCAGCGGAAATAGCGCTCAGCTCGGCGCGCATGGCCGCCGAGGATCCAGAAGAACCAGTGACAGGGTACGTGCCGTGGTTGTAATACGGGTTTGACATTACCTGATACCTCTACGCGGCGAGTAGTGCAGCGCCACGCTGTTGATTGTGAACGGCTGGTTGAACCGTGAGTCGGATGAAATGACGATTGCGATGTTCTCGGCAGTTCCGTCGCACGTGACCTCGCTGGGAGCCAGCGTTCTGCCGTCCCAAACGAAAGCGTCCCAGACGAACGCGTCCCACGTCGCTGCAAAGAACGGCACGGAGTAGGGCCTCGTGGGCGCTTGGTCGATGTCCGTCGTTTCGTACCCGAGCAGGTAACCAAAGTCGAAGCCGGCGTAGCCTGTGCCGGTGATCTCCAACGACACACGGCGGTATCGTTTCAACACTCGGGAGTTCCCCTGAGGGCTAAAGTTCAGCTTCAAAGCAGAGTTGATGGAGACGCCGTCAAAGTCCGGCCCCGTTTCCATCTGGTAGACGTAACCATTGGTGGAGCCGAAGAACGAAACTTCGCTACCCGTCGTGACCTCCCCCTCGCACCAGCAGTTGACCGGGTTCGGGAAATTGACGGGCATTGTGCCAAGCGACCGGCCGTTGACAATGGTGCTGTACAACCCCGTTCCATCGCTGTAAAACACCCTGTATTGAGATTTCTCCCGGCTGACAGCTGAAGCCGTGGCCAGTCCTCGGTGCAGTTGCACAAACGGGCGCAGAGCAAACGTCAGCGTCGCGCTGTCGAAGTTGCCGTAGTTACGGGTGGTCGACAGAGCCATTACACCCCGGTCGTCCAGCGAGTACGCGTCGGTGATGGTCTGCGTGGTGTACGGCGCCGCGCCCGTGCCCCTGTCGTACGGCACCAGGTTCCACGCGCTGGCGGACACCCCGTAGAGCATGTGCGTGTTGTTCTTGGTGTAGATGGCCAGAGCAGCGGTCGTCGCGTCACCTGGCATTGACTGCATGCAAGTCACGTTCTCGGGGACCACCAGCTCGTTGGTGCCCAGAACCGGGCTCCACACGTAGGGCGCGCCCACGGCGCTGTTTTGCACGCTGGGCCCGAACGAGAAGAAGAGGTAGTTCTTCTGCACCGCCACATGGTCCGGGGTGTCGTCGGCCATGCCCGTGCGGACGGGAACGTACACCGTGCCGTCAAACTCAAAGCCCCTGTTGACGGTGTCAGCGCCGTACAAACGCGTGGACGCAAGCGATCCCCCCAGGTTGGCGACCACCGTCTCCACGCGGCCGTTCGGGGCGAGCGTAATGGCGGTTGCCGCCCCGCCCGCGTGCGCGCGAGTGGTTCCTGCAACTCGAAGATGCTCCGGCGCGGCAAACGTCCCTGAGGTGCTGGAAAGAATCAACCTGCCAGTTGCGCCCGACCACGATGTGCCGTTTTCAATGACAACGCGGGCTACGACACCCGTGGCCCCGCTTGTTTGCCCAGTGACCGTGTTTCCTTCGGCGATAGCTGTGCCTGTTCCACTATTGAACGCAAGCTCAAAGCCCAACGCAACGGCCGTCCAGCCACTGCTCGTGGACTTGTGAATGGCCATCGCCGTGTTGCCGACGTTGTTGCGCCAGGCGTACACGGTGTTGTTGAGGAACGCGACACCCCGGACCGGTCCAGAGCCCGGAACAGGCCCGATGTCTGCTCGGTACACGTCCGCGGCCAATCCCAGGTAGGTGGCTTGCGTCAGAGCGTCGGGGGAGAAAGAGGTTGTTGAGACCACCGCCCCGATCAAAGTCGCGCCGACGTAGACATCATTGCCGACCGCGAAAGCGCCGACCGCTTTTGTGTAGACGACGTTCACTGCGTCCACCGTGATGACCACGCCCGTGACCGTGTTGGCTAGGTTCCTGATGGTCGCGCCTGAGGTGATGCCCGCGGTGGAGGTCAGCGAAACGACCGCGTAGATCGCACTGTTTGGGCTGGTCCTGCCGTCAAACCTCTCGTACCCCGCGATCCGGCTGTAGCCCCCCGTCGTGCTGACCTCGAAGTTCTGGGCTTCCCGGGCCACGCCGGGCGGCAGCGACAGCGTGGGCGTGATCTGATCCAAGCCCCCTTGGAGCTTGAACACGTCGTATTTGACCGGGGCTGTCCTGATCGGGACTACCATGATCAGGCGAGCGGCGGGCCGCTCGTGATGACCTGAAGTTGATCCGCGGCCAGCTCGGCGCCGATGCGGCTGATCTGGTCGTCAGCCCGGCCGATGACCTCAGGCGCAGCCATGAAGATGCCGTACGCACGCAGCGCACGGAACGCGATCAGTTCGTGGAACCGGGCCGGCATGGCCGGGGTGTCAGCGTCCGCGCTGAGCGTGATCGGCGTGCGGTAGAACTCGTAGACGATGGTGTACGCGCCATCGGGAACGATCCCGAAGTAGAGGTTCTTCTGCGGGTCGATCGAGAACACCACAGGCCGGCTGCGCGCGGAACGCATGTTGCCGTACTGGTAGAGGTTGCGGTACTGCCACCAGGGCATGAACCCGAGCAGCATCTCGTCGTTGTAGTTCTGCCCGGCCGTCGACACCCGGAAGCTGTCACGCTTCCAGTTGCCAAGGATGGGCGTGCCAGACGAGGTGCCATCGCTCGTGGCCTCGGCCTGCTGGGGCGTGTAGTTCGCCTGGTTGGCCACCGTGTTGAACTCGCCACCGAAACGCAGGAACTCCCAGTCCGGGTGCTCCGACTGGATGCGGACCCATTCGTTGGCGACCCAGTTTTTGAACCGGGTCGACTCGGCCGAGATCGTGCCCTGCAGCGTGGCGAGATCACTACCAGCCACGCCCGCTTCCGAGCGAGCCAGGTTGACGAGCTGCAGGTAGTTCACGTCAGCTGCCTTCCATCGGGCGCCAGGCCGCGCTGCAGGCGCCGGGTGACCGTCGCCATATTCACCCCCAAATGCTCCGCCCACTCTCTGCGAGAAAGGGACTGACCGTGCGCGACTATCTTCGGAGCACGCGCTCTGTTCGTTTGAGACTGCTTTAGCTTGTCTTCCTCTGTGCGAACTTTCCCTCGGTGCTTAGCCCCGATCTTTTCGCGAGTAGACAGACTTACTTGACGCCCGCGCAACGCCTGGCTGATCTTGAATCGAGCGTCCAAGTTCAATCGGCGCCCTCGACTCGATTCTGAAATGCGGCGTCGCGTCTCTTTTGTCGCCACTTTGCCCTTGTGAACTTCCGACACACGGCGGCGAAAGTCCAAACTACGAGAAACGCCAGAGGCGCCTTCTCCGCCGCATGTCAAGTTGCACAACGCAATGCCCATGTCTTTCATCGCCGCTATGAGAACCTTTTCATGTTCAAACGCGGACGCCTCGTCTGGCCAGTTGGCCAGAATCTTGACTGCGTACCCGTGCTTGGCAGCGACGTTTTTCCACATTCGATTGCGGTTCTTGCTGCT